CCCGCGATGAGACTAAATCAAATTGAGAAGATGCAAAAGGTCTATGGTGACCGATTCCAACATCTCGTGGGTCGAACTCAATACATGGAGGATGTTTTACTGACAGAGTATCATGGACGATTTGACTATGCGTTGATTGACGGTTATCACTATGCATGGGCAGCTGAGGTTGACAGTGTTCTTTGTCAAGACTTGAGAATCAAAACTGTATTGGTCGACAACTGGGATCAAAAACAGATACGCGAAACCGTATTGAAGTATTCAGATTATAATGAGGTAAAAGTGTTTGATTATGAACAGACTTGGAAAGGTCAAACTCGTGTCAATCAAATGGGACTATGTACTCTTTAACACTATTCAAAAATCGTTATGACAACAAGACGAACAAGATCATGTCGTTCGAGACGTGGGATGAGTTTGTTTCTTTGTTGTTTATGTTATCAGAAAAACCGGACACCAAGGCAACCGCACCACTGATCAGTCCGGCAACCTATGAAGAAGGAACAACGCGGAGTAATAAAAATGTGGAGTTATGGGGAAAGTGGGCAGCTGTCGATGTGGACGACATTGATATCGACGCAGATAGGCTCAGGGAAGTACTTGTTGAGCGTTTTGGTCATTGGGATTTCGTTTGTTATAGTACGGCGTCTAGTACCGTGGATAGACCGAAGTTCCGCCTTGTATTCAATCTTATGGAGACTGTACATAAAGATCAAATCTCCAAGTTCTGGTGGGCACTCAATACCGAGCTCGATTCGATTGGAGACCGGCAAACTAAAGACCTTAGCCGTATGTACTATGTCCCTGCAAAATACGATAATGCTCACAATTTTATTTTCCGTAATGCAGGTCGTCCTATCGATGTTGATTATCTGGTCGTAAAACATCCCTACAAAGAAAAGGAAGGTAAGAACTTCCTAGATAGACTGCCCGACGATTTGCAGAAGGCAGTCATCGAACACCGCAAAGGTCAGATGGAGAACACAACGTATTCGTGGTCAAGTTACCATGACTGTCCATTCTTCCCACGTCGTCTGGCAATGGAGTATAAATCAATAACAGAAACAGGATGGTATCACCAGATGTATAGAATCATGGTTGCGACTGCCGGTAGCGCGATCAAGAAAGGGTATCCCATCACCGCACGTGAAATTGCTGAGATGTGTCGGCAGCTTGACATTGAGACCGGAAATTGGTATACTGGTCGTCCACTTGAAGTAGAAGCGGATAGAGCAGTAGAATATGCATATCGTAACAACTAGGAGTTATTATGTCTGAACAAGAAATCGTCGATGCAGAGATTATTGAAGAAACCCCTGCACCTCAAGGCCCAATACAAATTGCGGTTATCGGCGGCGAAAACAACCCACTCGCGGTAGCAACATATCGTGCTTTCGATGTACCTAAAGGTGTCGAAGTGCAGATGTTTGAACCTGATCGTCTCGACGATGTTGTAGAGGCAAAACCAAACGTCACGTTCTGGTGTGAACCACTAAACGTGAAAAAGAATGACTCATTGGATGATGCAGAGTTTTTGGCTGCGGTTCAGAAACTCGTTCGTGGTGCTGGTTCTGGTATCTGTATTCGTTCGTCGATCAATATGGAAACTCATGATCGTCTATTGATGGCTTTGCAGAAAGAGGTATTTGATGCGAAGGTCATCTATATGCCTTCAATGACTGACAGTGAGTCAATCAACGACATTCTGAATTCACCAGTGGTAGTTGGTGGTAATCAAGAATCATTGAAACAACACTTTGGTGTATTGGATACGTCATCGTGGTTCGGTCTGTCCGATGTCGTTACTGGCACAATGCAAGAGGTGATCTTCACCAAGTTGATCAACAGTGGTTATGAACTGGTTCGTCAAAAATTCTTTGATGAAGCCTTTGACGCAGTGATGGACATCAAGGGTGCAAACCCTATGCGAGTCGCTCGTATGGTACAGAAGACTATGGGTGAGTTTCCAGTCCCGTCGCACGTCAACTGTAATGTGTTATATGATGGCCGCATTTTTTCCGGTGCAACCGATAAATTGACTTTGATTGAATCTTGTTTGGAGAACTAATATGTCGCTAATGGCGAAACTAAAAAAGAACTCAAAGGTTGTTGGTACTGCGGTACTTGAACAGTCTGAGTTCTTTCAAGAGAAAGAGATCACACGCATCGATGTACCTATGATGAATGTTGCTCTTTCCGGACGTTTGAATGGCGGTCTCGCTTCAGGTCTGACCGTTCTTGCGGGGCCATCAAAACATTTCAAGACATCATTTGCCTTGAAGATGGCCGCCGCCTTTTTAGATTCTGATCCCGAAGCAATCATGTTGTTCTATGATTCTGAGTTTGGATCACCACAATCTTACTTCACAAACTTTGGCATTGATACGAGTCGAGTCTTGCACACTCCGATCACCAATGTCGAGGAACTGAAGTTTGATCTTATCAACCAGCTTGAAGAGATCACACCCGAAGACAAGGTCATCATTGTGATCGACTCTATCGGTAACCTTGCATCAAAGAAAGAACTCGAAGATGCAATCAACGAAAAATCTGTCGCAGATATGTCTCGTGCAAAAGCACTGAAGGGTCTGTTCCGAATGTCAACGCCGTATCTGACAATGAAGAACATTCCGTTACTGGCGATCAACCACACCTACAAAGAGATCGGTTTGTTTCCGAAAGATATTGTCGGTGGTGGTACGGGTATCTACTACTCTGCGGACAACATTTGGATTCTTGGTCGCCGCCAGAATAAAACTGGTACGGAGGTGACCGGATATGATTTCATTATCAACGTTGAAAAATCACGTATGGTTAAAGAGAAGTCGAAGATACCTATCTCAGTTTCTTGGGATGGTGGTATTGAGCGTTACAGCGGTTTGTTGGATGTTGCTCTTGCTGGTGGGTTTGTTACTAAACCTTCTAATGGCTGGTATCAACTGGTTGACACAAGCACTGGAGCAGAGATTGGATCGAAGGTAAGACAGAAAGACACACTCACCGAAGAGTTCTGGTCTGGTCTACTGGCGAACCCTGAGTTCCAAGAGTTTGTCACTGGAATGTACTCAATCACCGGTGGTGTGACTGCTGAACTCGAAGACATGGAGACTGAGGATTAATGTTCCAGAAGGTGAGTGAAGACATTGATTATGAGTTGACACCTACTGAGGATGTCGAAAATGAACAAGCGTGGGATGTTCGTGTCCTACGTGGCCCTTTCACGGAGACTGTAATCCGATTTGGTAATATTGCGTTAAATGAAACTGAGGGTTGTTTAAACTTCAATTTTATGGTAGTATCATCACCTGATGAAACATTAAACGAAGACCGCGAAGACCTGCAGGTTTTTGTGGGGGACATCCTTGAATCTGTCCTTGAGAACGCGATAGCAAACGGTAGCCTACTGGAAAATGAAAGAACAACTGATACTGAGTAACTTTGTAACCAACGACGCCTATATGCGTAAGGTTGGCCCTTTCCTCAAAAAAACATACTTCGAAGGCGTATACAAACTCATCTTTGGTGAGATTGCAACATACGCTAACAAGTATAACAAACTGCCTACTCAAGAGGCACTTCGACTCCAAATCACGGAGTCAGACAACATCAACGAATCAAACTACAATGAGACACTGGAGATCTTACCGACTCTTTTTGAAAAGAAAGATCAAGACCAACAGTGGTTGTACGATGTCACTGAGAAGTGGTGTCAAGACCGATCGGTGTATCTCGCGATCATGGAATCTATTCAGATCATTGATGGCAAACACCAGACTCTCTCTAAGAACTCATTGCCTGACATACTACAGAAAGCACTGAGTGTATCCTTTGACACAAATATTGGTCACGACTATGTCGAAAATGTGGATGAACGATATGACTTTTACCATCGCACCGAAGACCGGATTCCGTTCGATCTGGATTACTTTAACAAGATTACCAAGGGTGGTCTACCGAACAAGACTCTCAACATTGCTCTCGCTGGTACTGGTGTCGGTAAGTCTCTCTTCATGTGTCACATGGCAGCCAACGCATTGTCACAGAGTCGAAACGTACTCTACATTACAATGGAAATGTCAGAAGAACGCATTGCTGAGAGAATCGACGCCAATCTCCTCAACTGCGCCATCGACCAGATCCCAAACCTCTCAAGAACAATGTTCAGAGATCGAGTGCGAGAGATAGGTGAGAAGTCTGAAGGTCAATTGATCATCAAAGAGTATCCGACCGGACAGGCACACACAGCTCACTTCCGTGCGTTACTCGAAGAACTTCGTTTGAAAAAGAAATTCAGTCCGGATATTATCTTCGTCGATTACCTAAATATATGTGCATCTTCACGAATGAAGGGAATGGGAGGTTCGATAAACTCATACACATATATCAAGGCAATCGCTGAGGAACTGCGTGGTCTTGCAGTCGAGTTTGACCTACCGATCGTTTCTGCAACGCAGACGACTCGTTCCGGTTTTGCAAACTCTGATCCAGGCCTCGAAGACACATCCGAATCGTTTGGGTTGCCCGCCACCGCCGACTTGATGTTTGCGCTGGTGTCCAATGAAGAACTTGAGAACCTTGGTCAGATCATGGTGAAACAGTTGAAGAATCGATACAATGACCCCAACATGAACAAACGGTTTGTTGTGGGTATTGATCGTTCCAAGATGAGGTTGTTTGATGTTGACGAATCTCAACAGACGCTGACAAAAGAGGATGACATCCCCGTGTTCGACAGAACACCCACGGGTGATAAACTGAAATCAATCAGAATGTCATAGGAGGCATCATGGACGCAACACTACACACAATCATCGCAACCGGTTTGTTGTACATCTCATATCGCGCTGGATTATATATGGGTCATCGTGGTGGAATTTCGGATATGATTCAAACCCTGTTAACTATTTTTGAGGCCGACTCGATGGAGATCAACGAAGACGGCGAGTTTCACATCACAAAGAAAGGAAAGACAACTAAGGTTAATTAATGGATAAGGTGAATTTTAAGTTCAATGAGGACAAGTTGATCAAAGAGTTTTATGACTACATTGCATCAACTTACTCTGGACACTATGGACAAGGTGGTCTGCAATCGTCGGAGGTGATAGTAGATCGAGGACACGGCATGGGGTTCTTTCTTGGCAACGTCGATAAGTATAACGCACGGTATGGCAAGAAAGGAACTCCACCCGATCAACGCAAGGATCTGTTGAAGATTATTCACTACGGTTTCCTTGCACTATATGAGCACGATAGGATTCATGGACAGACCAGCACTGAAAGAAGCGATTTTTGATACGGCCCTTGCAACGCCTATCAATCTTTTGTTAAACTTTATATGTCTCACACCAATGCTTGCATGGCAGTGGACAGCAGGACAAATCTCGATTGCAATGACTTGTGTGTTTTTCACCGTTGCAATCATCCGTAAATATTATGTTAGACAATGGTTCAAAGGAAGAACACTATGAAAATGGAAGGTTTTGTGACAGCCGCTAAAAAAGGCATCGTTACAGTTGAATTTGAAAAGGTAACTACTGGCGAGAAGAGAGTCATGCCATGTACGCTCAATCGTGAGTTATCTGGTAACTCGATTCCAGAGACAGTTGAAATTGATGAGTCTTCAGACAATATTGCTGTCTGGTCACTAGATAAGGATGCGTGGAGATCGTTCCGCGTAAGCACTGTAACCAATTGGTATGAAGGAAACCCACAATGAGAAAAACTTTACTCAAAGCAATGTGCTCCGGTTATCAAGGAGACATTGACCGCGCTCAGGCAAACATCGAAGTTTATCTGACCAACCCAGCAGGTATCGGCGAACATCCCGACATCGTCGAGGCGATTGATACTGAACTTGCAAAACTCGCAGAAGCACACGAGAAACTCGAAACTCTCAACCATTATTTCCCTGATTGATATCGACTATTCACAAAAAAAATGTG